GATAGAGCGCCGATGGTTTTGGCGGCTGTCGGCAATTAGGGCGTCCGACGTCTAGACACGTTCTTGGCTTTTTCTGAGCATAAAACGTGGAGTGATATCGTCCACTCTGACGGGCAGTTTAGCGACTTAACGGTCGGAGTTTACACTTCACTGTGGCAAATTAAAAATCTACACCTAGTACCCATTTGCGTAGGCACTAAGCTGAATTTTGGGTGTTAGTTAAACCAACAACCCCATTTCCCTGTCCACTTCCTCCAGGTAGGTAGCATAAGTGCTAACTTCCGGATAAAGCCCAGTCTTCTCATAGAAGGCTCGGACCAGTGGTTGGGACTCTCTGTCAAAGACAGCTTCCTCATACTGAGCGAGTTCTCTACACACGTCCTCGACATTCATCTTGCAAGCAAGTTCATGATCGGGGCACGAGCGTATCCAATTCGGAGTCTCACGAAGAGTCTCGATTGCCATAGGTGCACGGTAGATACCGTTCACCTTACGGAAACCTCGTTTGAGATAAGCTACCTCGGACAACGACCGGTGAGCGACTAGTTCACCAGACTTAGCCTCATCAGTATAAATCATACCAAATGAAGCATAAGCCTCTGTCACCGTCAACTGGTTAAACCAGTCAACAATGCTGTCAGAAAAATTGATGACGTTGTCATCACCGTACGACACCATTGAAACAACGGTGCCGAACGGCGGAGCGACCACGCCAGCCATTCTCGCACATCTCCTGTACGCAATGCGCATTGAAACACTATTGTAAAAAGAGTTCAAGCACGTAGTGAGCGGATTTCCAGACGGCTGCGAGTGTGAAAGAGCAATATATTTGCCCTCGCACATCCACGCTGTTGTAGACATCCAACATGAGCACCTCACGAATTCGGGCATTTTCAGCACCATCATCGTAAAACGCATTCACTACCTCAACGAATTGAGAAAGAATACAGGAGTTGAGCGTACCATCGAACGACGAAAAGTCTCCAGCGAAGACCTTCTGTCCAAAACGACTCAAGACCTTTGCAGTTGCAGTCCAGTCATATCCAACCGGGTTAGTACCGAGCGATTGCTCGTTCTTGATTCTGTTTTCCATTACATGGGCAACAAAACCAAGGAAGTACATCCGGACGGCAATGGTATAATCCATCGGACCGTTTGCAAACACGCGGGTCTTAAGAGCGTTCACCTTCTCGATTGGTCGTCTCTCGTCTTTCAGAGTGGCAGTCCAAGCGACTGGAATTCGAACTCCACCCTTAGCTTCACTCAAGCGATGCATCACTGCACGCCTAACTTCAGCATCAAAGATGTAAGTTTGATCATTTCCCAGCCACCCAGTCTTACCATGCGTGCCACCCTTGCGTTCAAGAACCCAAGGGTAACCCGCAGAACTTCCGCGATTAATCGCGCCGAGGAAAGTCGAATCCTCACTACCAGCAATTGCTTCTTCAAAAGTAAGCACTCTAGCCAGCCGTGAATCTCGACCACTCAGCAGCAATGTCTTCACTTCAGCAACAGCCTGATTGACTTCACCCTCTGGAATGTAGGGAGTGTTTACCGAGCACTTGGCGATGTTCTTGTTCATGATATTCACATCTCTGTGATACATTATACAAGGCTTCGTCGTAGGCTCGTGCACAGCTCCGTGAATAACAGAGGGGACGATATCCGTCTTGTTCATTGCGAAAGGCGGACGAGAGCAAACACCCACAAACCCAAAGAGGGGAGCAGGCATCTGCAACAAGTCCAGAATTTCGGAACTCTCGATTTCCGTGTTCATCTGTAGAACAACCGGGCGAATAGCAAAATTCGGCAACAAATCCAGATCGGTCTTCACCACGCGCGACATTTTGTCGAGCGCACGGTTCAGATCAGCCTGAGTCACCGATTGAGCATAAGCCTGGCTTCCATCAGTGGCTCCTGCGATGTGGATCCCAGCAATCTTACGACACATTGAAGTCTCGTTGCAGATTACGGGAGCACCGCAGTCGCCGCTAATGGTGTTCAACTGATATTGAATACAGTCACGAATGTTCAACGTCACGTCTCCTGACGACAATTGCAGACACTGCATCGTAGCCCTGGTGTTACCCAGAATGGTTATGATGCTTTTATCTGCCACACTCCGTAGGGTAGGCAAGCAAACATCAACACGTCGCACACTAGTTTCAGGCATAGTCTGAAAGTGTTTGACAATGTCGGTGTGAGCCTGAACCTGCCTTGGGAATTGCAGCAGAATTGCGTCCTTATCGTAGCCATTGCTAGCCTCAATCTCTTGGATCTTTACGACCGACCAAGGTTGTTCGTAGATGGTCCCAAAAATGTTTTCCAAAATGATTTCATCAGTTGTCCTAAAATAGTTCAACAGATGTCTCGGGGTCAACATAATTGTATCCCTCACGAACAGTCCGTTAAGTACAGTCGTTACGTTGCCATCACGGCGACGCAGCACTTTATACAAGTTTCCTAGTATGCGGTGCGAGATCAGATCTTGAGCCGTCGCATCCTTCCAAGCCTCTAGTTCAACTTCCTGTGGCGCATTCTCCATTAAAATGGAGCGTGCCTTGCCTGTGAAGTTATCACCAGAGCTTGAAGCTTCGACTCGGGTCCTAGCCACGCGATTCGTGCGAGCGTCGCCGGAGGCAAAAGCCTCAACAGCGATATCATCGCCTTCAGTCGCAACGACCTGGACCCTCTTGGTGCGGGAATCACCGGACACCTGAGCTTCAGTGACTAAAACCTTTTGCACGTGAGTGCGGTTGTCACCAGAAGCACAGGCCTCAACAGTGGTGCCCACTTGGTGGTGCGTATTCTTAGCAGGTGTTGCAGAGAACCACTTCCAGATACCAAATCCGGACAACGCCAAAACAGCCAGCAGTAGACCACTCTTAAGAGTGGCATACTTGGAGAATTGTTCCTTGACTCTCATTCTCATGATGTCACAGAACTCACTCCATTTCATCGGGGAATAAGCATCTTCAAATGCCTCCTCCTCAACTTCTGGCTCGAAAGGCGTGCCCTGGAATCGGATTGGGTGTAGCTTCGCAAAACGAGCAGGAGTTATACGCTCCTCCAGTGCTACGTTCATCGCCATGGATTGCTTATGGGACTTCTTCATGATAGCTAATGCTTCCATGACGAACTCTTCGTAATCCATAGTCCTGATCTCTCCGTCATCACCACACATTGGCTGTTGCGTCTCAGCATTGTAGAGCTGAACAAGATACGGCTTGGTATCAACAGGTCCAGCACACTTGGATGTATCCAGCCTCTTCACAGTTTTACCTGTTTGGAGACTTTCACCATCCTTAGTGTACTCTTCCTTATTGATAACCTTACCGCACAGGTCAATCCTACGCCGATAGGCATCCGGGAAAGTCAGAGAATTTACATCCTGCTCCAGCACATTGCTCGTAAGAATAATGGCTTTGGAACAAAACTTGGTCCTCTTCTTCTCCTCCAGACTAGCCATGTGCAGAGGGTAGGGCGCGAGATTCGCAGCCCTAATCAATTCCATGAACTCTTCATTAGGAGCGACCTGGGAATCGCCACGCTGGCCGAAATCGTCATAAACGACAACATTCTGGCCCGCGTAACCATCCCAGAACTCCTGTTCAGTGTTCCTGAAGTAGATTTCCGTTGAGAATTCCTTTGCAACCTCCAGTGTATCACTGAGAGCACAATGGAGATCACATGCGAGGGGCCAAGCCATTCCTGACTTACCCACTCCACTCTCACCGAACAACAAAAAGACAGCAGGCTTCATCCGAGGACGATTGCCAAACACTCCAGTGTAATCACACAGTCTGCGAGCTTCTTCCACCAACTTAAAAGTACGGTGGAAGTGCAACGTGCATTCTGAGCGAAGACCCTTGGTGTTCAACAGACCTGCAAAGGCCATACCTTCCTTGAATAGACGATCAACCAGAAAAACTAGTTTCTCGTCCTTTTCCAGACGGACGGCCAATGGTGCCTGAGTGTTATCCATGAGAGCGAAAACCTCGCTAGCCCACTTGTTGTAACCCGAAAGGAAATCATTCAACTCGTTGTCCTGAGCCAAACCACCGCACGCTGCATTGAGAATATAATCCCCAACAGCAGTAAACAGCGGGATAGCAACACGACCCAAGTCGAAGATACCCTTCAAATTACGAGACCTATCACCAAAGTACTTGATGACAGCATCAGTGTCTTTCGACTTCGGCAGACCCAGAGCACACATCATAGTTGTGGCAATGAGACTACCGAGACCAGCAGCGCACATAGTGCGGTTGCTTCCGACAAACTCCGTCAGACTACCCAAGGATTCAAGATTAAACCCCTGCAACTCAACAGAGACCACATCAGAACTGACAACGCCAAAGTACTTACGTACCTCAGCATAAATTTCAGATCCAAATTCGGCCAACAAGTTGAAGAACAGGGAGATCAAGCGCAAACCTGGGGCTGCCAAAGCGAAATTGACCAAGACCTTTACGATCTTGACCAACACGCCAACAACACCATCACCGACGGCAGCCGTGACACTACCGAGAACTCCTTTAAGAGACTCGATAATGACCTGGCTGTCCTCGATGAGCTTCATCGCCTTGTCACCGCCCTCACGCACCACCTTCCGAGTTTCCTCGAGAAGGCGGTTTGTTCCGGCGACGACGCGCATCGGATTGTAATCAGACAACGCCTGAAATTCAACACGACGAACTCTATCCAATAAGTAGCAAGTACGTTGGATATCGGACATTCGTGCGAACTTAAGTTGTTGCCTTTTTGACATATCGAACATGGCTACGACATGCTCAAAGCGCATGAAAGGTTCTGATGAACCCAACATGGCTCGGAGCCCAGTCTTAGCCGAGTGGTTCACACATACGCTGTGAACCTTAGCGTCTTCCGAAGAAGCAGAAACGATAGAGATTGGGTTTTTGTTTTGACATTCCATAGGAGGTGTCGTAACGCGAGCTCAATACAAACGCGGGTAAGCTCTTCCTTCGCCGCGCAGGGTGGTACTACCACTACAATGCTCCGCACGAAGCGGGTTGTTAGAATTTCCTCTAACTCAGGCTACTAAACCCATCACACGCTCACTTGTTCCAAAGCTTTATGGAGCAAACGAGTGATGGTGTTTCTTCCTTTGTGTGCGAGAAAATTTTGTCCAGAAGGGACTGTGAACAGCATCCCGGTGTTCACTTCCGGGGTAGACCTCAACCAACTTAATTGGTTTCGACATCAGTCGAGGTCCACACGAGACGGTGTGATATTAGCGCCGTAGATAGGACATCCGAACAAAAATCCGAAAGTCAAATCATCCTTGGCACCAACATAGGCTTTCATACCAGCAGGGGCGTCAGTTTTCACTAACATCCCAAGGCGAACATCAGTCGCACTATACACGGTCGGCGCTTCGTAATTACACAAACCACGTCGTGATGTGATATAGAACGGAACCTGAACTTCATGGAATGGAGTCAGATCGGTATACGTCAGATGTTCTGGTCCTTCAGTCTGGCGATAGCCATCACCATAAACCTGGCACAAACGAGTTGTGACAGATCGGCGAACGGCTTCGTTGGTATTTGGGACCAACTTGTATGAAACGCCTCCGCGATAGAAAGCAAAGATGTTGCAGCAAAAACCGACAAAACCACCAAGACCACCAACCAAGTTGGTGTCCAATAGGTAATTGTCAGTCACTTGCAGAGGGAAAGCACGGTGCGAGCGAGTCGCCTGGCGGAGATTTGTTACCATCTCCCCACCAACGAGGCAAGCGCTATCGATTGTGTTATCAGAAGTGTTAACTTCACCAAAAGCCACCGTAGAGGCGGCCAACGGCTCATTAGAAACATTCCCCTGAAAAATAACGGAAGCGATTTTCGAAGCACCCTCAACCAAGATTTGAGGCAGAGACTTTGTCTGGTGGTCACCAGACGTAGCCTCCTCCTCAATGTCTCCCTGCAAGATTACAGATCGAACGGGCTTAGGAGGAACTTCGAGACTCATTGACAAAGGACAAGCGAAGCAGACATTAGTAGCCCACTTCCACACATTGATTTGTACAAAATTAGACACAGAGCTAGGACTAGACAAAGGCGTCAAACTCCTAACGATGAGCGAACCAACACAGCCATCAGGGCCAGTGTCAGAACGCACATCGTCAGAAGGATTACGCCCACTACGACACATCACATTTTTATGCATGTAAGGCACCACAAATTCAACTTCATTCTGCTCCGTCATGTCCAACACGTGTCGCCACGTATTGGTCGTATCAAGAGCTGGAATATCAGCGTCATCAATGATAACCCTAGGTATGAACACAACTTCGAGCCTTCCAACATGGAAAGCCGTACGAGTGATTGAGATCTTATAATGCAAATCAGCCCGCCAATAAGCGAACTGCGTTGCTAGAGCCTCAAAAAGAGACATATCATACACTTCATATACACTTGAACCAATTGTCCAATGGGACAGCCTTACGTCGTCAACGGATGGTCCGACCGGTTGGTTAGCGAGCACAGCTTTAGACTGAGCTCCCTTCACCCACCGGAGGGTGCTGACAAGGGCTGGACGAGCAGCAATGTGTTGAATGTCCATTTCGTCGACAGTCTCCATGAAATTTCTCTCCTTCTCGGCAACCGAGTTATCGGCAGCCATGCCTAGAACAACAGCACTATCTTCCGCTTTGAAGTTTGTAAAACCGCGGCCAGGAATGTTGACGATAGCGTCTGAAGCAGAACCCTTAATGGGCCTACTCCAGCCAAAAATCGAAGCAACACCACCGACTAGGTTCGAC